CAAAGAACGGCATTTCCCGTCAAGACTACAAGACTTGTCTTTCAAACTTTGAAGGCAGGTATCAGATGAAACACGCAGACCGCGTGTGCTACTCGCACGAATACATTGGAGGAATTGCATGACTTCGCGTGATTGGGGCATGATTGTTTTGGGATATTTACTCGCACAGACCCTGCGGTTTGCGTACCGTGAGTGGGGCATCAGAAAGTAAAGGAGAAACATGAGCAAGTTCAAGCCAATTGGAAAATGGATTTGGGTGCAGTCTCACCTCGGTGGAGAAACAAAAACCGAATCAGGCGTGATCTACAATGAAGTAGTCCGTTCTCAATACATTTGGGGTACGGTTGCCGCAATCGGTGATAAACTAACCGAAGACATACAGGTTGGTGATAAGGTTTTGTGGGATCGTACACAGAATCGCGGACAAGGGCATGACGGCAAGGACATGGTTCATCAGGATTGGATTGCGCTCGTTGAGCGTTAAAACAGGAGATCATATGAAGATTATTGTGCTTTCGGACGGCGAAACCTTTGACATTTTAGAGAACTGCACGGTGGTTGATGTTCCCGAGGAACACAGCAAAACTACCGAAGACATTGAAGAGTACTTACGAACACAGAGATGAACCGTCTGTTCCGCTATTCAGGCAACAAGGCAAAACTGCTGCCGCTGTATCGACCTATCCCCTATGGGGTGAAACGAGTGGTAGAGCCGTATCTTGGATCGGGTGCGTTTTCAATTAACGCATCGGTTCCTGCTGTGGGCTACGAACTCAACGGCGATCTGTGTGCCATGTGGAACTGGTTGAAGGGTGCAAATCCACAGGACTTGCAAGACCTGAATGCGCTTGTTGAGGGGTGGAAGCAGCGCACGGAAAAGCCTGATGTGCGGGACATGGCACTTGATCTTGGACGGCAGACCTATGTGCGTGTGAACTGCTGCTCCGTGGTGGTTGGGCAGTTGAGTTCTTGGAAGGTGTATCCACAGCATTCCCTTCCCGTTGCAGAAACCGTAAAGTGTTTGCCCCGACTGAAACATATCACGGTGATCCACGGGCGCGGTGAATCCCATGTGGCACAGGACGATGATCTTCTGTTTGTTGATCCGCCGTATGTTGGGACAACAGGCAACTATATGGAGAAGGGCGGCAAGAACATTGAAGACGCATACAAGCCGCAGGACACCGTTAATCTGTTGAGTCGCGTGTCATGTCCCGTGATATTCACATACGGGTCAAATGCCCGTGAAGTATTTCCGCAGTTCACATGGGAACTGGTGAAGACCGTCAAGGTTCCGAACATGAGAAAAGGCGGAACTGTTGACAGAACCGAATGGGTCGCGTATATTAACTTCCCTGAAGGACTCTTTGCTTGACTATGGACTTCTACACTTCTGTTGACATTCGTGGTGGAAACATCCTGTACCGTGGATGGCGGAACGGGCAGCGACAGCACATCCGTGTGCCGTTCTCGCCCACTCTGTACATTCCGTCCAAGGACCAAGGTGAGTTCACCACAGTCAACGGCAAGCCTGTACAGCCCATCCAGTTTGACACCATTGGAGAAGCCCGTGAGTTCATAGACCGTTTCAAGGATGTGTCCAACTACCCCATCTACGGCAACACCAATTTCGTGTACCAATATCTGTATAGGGAGTTTCCAAACGAAGTCCAGTACAGAATGGACGGCTTGCGTATTGCCACCATCGACATTGAAACTTCTTGCGAGGGCGGGTTCCCAACACCAGAATCACCTGACGAGAAGGTGATTGCCATCACGGTCACACAAGGGGGCAAGACCTATGTGTTTGGTTTGGGTAACTTCAGCGTAGAGGGAGAGGGAGTTCACGCTGTTCCGTATGAGGACGAGCGAGAACTACTAGAGGGATTTGTCTCCCTGTGGAAGTCGCTTGATCCTGACATCGTGACAGGATGGAATGTTCGGTTCTTCGACATTCCGTACCTTGTGGCACGGATGAATCGTCTTGAGGACGGATGGGCGAACTCCCTCTCTCCGTGGGGTCGGCTGCGGGAAACCGTGGTGAATCGCATGGGACGAGATCAGACTGCGTACATCATTAGCGGTATCTCTACCCTTGACTACTACGAACTGTATCAGAAGTTTACCTATGTGAAGCAGGAGTCGTACTCCTTGAACCACATTTCCAAGGTGGAGTTGGGTGAAGAGAAGCACTCGTACGGTGAGTACGAAACCATTCAGGAGTTCTACACACAGGACTTCCAAAAGTTCATTGAGTATAACATTCAAGATGTTCGGCTCGTGGACAAACTTGAAGCCAAACTGAAACTCATGGAACTGGCAGTAGCCCTTGCGTATTCAGCCCGTGTGAACTTTGAGGATGTGTTCTCCCAAGTCCGTACATGGGATGCCATTATTCACCACCATCTGATGAGCAAGGGCGTGGTGATTCCTCAAAAGACAGACAACCGCAAGGACACCCAGTACGCGGGTGCGTATGTAAAGGATCCACTCGTAGGCAAGCACGATTGGGTGGTGAGTTTCGACTTGAACTCTCTGTATCCCCACCTCATCATGCAGTTCAATGTGTCTCCCGAGACAAAGACCACACATTTTGGGCGCGGTAGCGTGACTCCTGAAGCGGTGTTGGACAACGACCCAAAGATTGCAGAAGTTACCACACGCGCCCGTGAGCACGGTGTGTCTGTTGCGGCAAACGGTGTTGCGTTCACAAATGCGCGTCAAGGCTTTCTGCCTGAACTCATGGAGAAGATGTACGCAGAACGCAAGCACTACAAGGGGCTGATGATTGCAGCACAGAAGAGGCTTGTCGAATTGGGAAAGGACGCAAGCCCTGCGGAGCGACAGGAGATTGAGTACGAGATTTCCAAGTACCACAACTTCCAGTTGGTGCGTAAGATCCAATTGAACTCTGCTTACGGTGCGATAGGAAACGAATACTTCCGTTTCTTTGATGTGGAATTGGCTGAAGCCATTACCCTGTCAGGGCAGTTGAGCATCCAGTGGATTGCCAATGTACTGAACCGTCTGCTCAACCGTCTGCTACAGACAACGGGCGAGGACTATGTGATTGCGTCTGACACAGACTCTGTGTATTTGCGATTGGGCACTCTTGTGGACAAGTCGTTCAAGGGCGAACGCGAACCCAACGCAGTGGTGGACTTCTTGGACAAGTTCTGTCAGCGGGTTCTGCAACCAGTCATTGAAAGGGAGTTCAAGGTGCTTGCCGAAACCCTGAACGCCTACGAGAACAAAATGGTCATGGATCGTGAAGTGATTGCACAGGCAGGGGTGTGGACTGCAAAAAAGCGGTATATGCTGTCTGTGTGGGACGCTGAAGGGGTTCGATACAAGACCCCAAAGTTCAAGATCATGGGCATGGAAACCGCACGGTCGTCCACGCCTGCGTATGTTCGCAAGGCACTAAAGACTGCAATCGAAATGGTACTGGTTCGGGACGAACCCACTCTTCAGGCTTTTGTGAAGACCACCCAAGCAGAGTTCAAGACTCTTTCGGTGGAAGACATTGCGTCGCCCCGATCCGTTTCAGAAATGGACAAGTGGCGCAGCAGCGGGACTATTTACAAGAAGGCTACACCTATTGCAGTAAAGGCAGCAATGCTGTACAACCATTTGCTTGTAAAGCATAAATTGCAGCGCAAGTACCGTGCCATTGGTGAGGGTGAAAAGATGAAGTTCATCTACTTGAAGTCTCCCAATCCACTCCACGATACAGTAATTGGATTTCCTGTGAGCCTGCCAAAGGAGTTTGGACTGGAGCGGTACGTGAACCGCGATCTACAATTCAATAAAACATTCTTGGAGCCACTACGCACAATCACTGATGCTGTGGGGTGGAGTCCGGAAGAACGAGCGTCGTTGGATTTCCTGTTCGCGTGATCAGGGAAAGGTATATTTTACAGTGGACACAGCCTCTACATACGGTAGAGTATTGGTGAAAGGAAACAGATGGCTACAAAGATTATCAAGATGCGTAGTGGTGAGGAAGTGGTTGCAGATGTTACTGAAACCATTGACGGGTCAGGAATTCTGCTGAAGAACCCGTGTATGTTTGTGCCTGTGCGCCGTCCCGAAGGCAACAGCCTTGCGATGGTCCCGTGGTCTGCACTCATTGACACAGATCAACCTGTTCGTGTTCCGCTTGACGGAATTCTGTTCACAGCAGAGCCGCTTCCCCAGTTGCTCAACGAGTACAATTCGCAGTTCGGTGGACTGGTTGTGCCGACGAAGCCCAGCCTTGCCGTGCCGACACTGAAGTTGGCAGATGAGTGAACCACTAGAACCGCAGCATAGAGAGTACCTGAAGAGTCTGGTTGAGGCTCGTCAGGTGCTTCTCCGTGCAGAAATCAAGCGGATGCTTGCAGACAAACACGGCACTCTGCAAGGCATCCGCGAAAGTGAAAGTGAATTGTTGTGGACGGAAAAGGTACTACAGAAACTGGAGAACAAATGAAACTAAAGGACATTCTGAAGGCAGCAGGCAACAAGTACGCAACCGTGGCTTCTGATGGATTGGAAGGCAGCGATGTAAAGGGATTCATCTCTACGGGATCGTATGCGTTCAACGCGCTGTTGAGCGGGTCAATCCACGGCGGCATCCCCGACAACAAGATCATTGCGCTTGCAGGAGAGCAAGCCACGGGCAAGACCTACTTTGCCCTGAATGTGGTGCGTGAATTCTTGAATTCCGATCCCAATGCAATGGTGCTGTACTTTGACACGGAGCAAGCGATTACTTCGGATCTACTGCGGGATCGTGG